CAGCACCTTTGCTGATGTCAGTGGCGCTGCCTTCACCACCACCACTGCCAACACTGCTCTTGTAGAGAGCCTTGTTGTAAACACTGATGAGATCAAGCGCTATGCGCGTGCTGTCATCACTGTTGCCGGTGGCACTGGTGCAGGTGCATTGAGCGTCGTCGGACTGGGACGCAAGAAGTACAACTGATCTTTGATCTACCGCCCCCGCATTGCGGGGGCTTTTTCATATGGCACTTTCATTCACTGAAGACCTCGACGCTTTCTTTGATACGCCAGGTTTTACGGTGCCAGTAGTTTTTGGCTCGACCACTGGAGTTGGATACTTCGAGTCGCCAAACGAAATCATTGCTGACGGAGTCGTGCTGACGACTGACTACGCAGTGGTGGTCAAAACTTCTGACTTTTCAAGTGTCACAAACGGAAGTGCGATGACCGTTGACGGAGTCGCTTACACCGTGCGTGAGCCAATGCTGCTTGATGACGGCAAAATAATGCGTGTGATGTTGATGAAGGACTAAGGCATGACTACTAAGCGAGAAAACATTCTGGCTGCTGTCAAAACAGCCTTGGCAAACACCACTGGGGTTGGCACGCGCATTTATCGCAGTCGTGTTGATCCGCTGAGTCGTGGTGAGTCGCCTGCAATCATCATCGAGCCGATTAGCGACACTCCTGAGCAGAACACAAGCCTGCCAACTCTTGATTGGACGTTGCGCATTCGAGTTGTTGTAATCGAGCGATCTGACATCCCGGATCAAGCTGCTGACGACACAATCGAAAGCATGCATTCCAAGCTGATGGCAGACCTGACTCTTGGCGGCCTGGCGATCGACATACAACCTGCACAAACCAGCTTTCAGTTACTTGAAGCAGATCAACCTGCAGGTGTAATTTTCTGTGAATACGAGATTCGATATCGCTCGCAAGTTGCTGATCTGACTCAATAGTCAGTCAGAGATACGCTGAACCTAACCATGTCCTCCACTTACCATGTTGGATGAACACAGTGGTCACGGCGGGAGTTACCTCCTTGATCCTGAAACAGGCGTACGCACTCTGATCGAGCGGACGCTTCCACCACAACCATCACAGGAAACATCCGATGGCACTGCTACTTCGCAAACGCCTGATCGTGATCGAGACGGAGTCAAGCTACGGGACGGATCCGACGCCGGACGGAGCGGACGCCGTACTCGTAAGGGATCTAAGCATCACGCCTCAGAGCAGTGATGTCGTCAGCCGCGATTTGATTCGTCCTTATCTCGGCGCATCTCAACAGCTGCTTGCAAATACTCGCGTTGAATGCACTTTCAGCGTTGAGCTTGTTGGCTCTGGAGCTGCAGGCACAGCCCCTCAGTACGGCAAAGCACTTAAGGCCTGTGGCCTGGCTGAAACTGTGGTCGCCAACACCTCAGTCACCTACGACCCGGTCAGTGCAAGCTTCTCCTCAGTCACCATTCACTACAACATCGATGGTGTTCGTCACAAGATGACTGGATGCCGCGGCAGCGTTTCTTTGACTGCAAATGTTGGGGAGATTCCGACTCTTGATTTCACCTTCACGGGGATTTACAACGCTCCCGATGACACGGCTCTTCTGACTCCGACTTACGCGAATCAGGATGACCCTCTGCTCTTCAAAAACGGCAACACCACAAGCTTCCAGCTGTTGTCTTATGCCGGCGCTTTGCAGAGCTTCTCCTTCGACTTGGGCAACACCACCACCTATCGGGAACTCGTTGGTGGCACCAAGGAGGTTTTAATTACCGACCGGGCTGCATCTGGCTCAGTTTCTATTGAGGCTGTGGCTTTGGGAACGAAGGATTACTTCGCAGCTGCTGTGGATGATGACGCTGCTCTGGGCAACCTGCAGTTCACGCACGGCACAGTTGCTGGAAACATCGTTCAATTCACCTCTAGCAAGGTTGATATTGGCGATGTGGCTTATGGCGATTCTGACGGCATTGCGATGCTTGAGATCCCGTACACCTGCGTTCCTGATGCAGCGGCTAACGCTGAATTTGACCTGATTTACACCTGATACAGGGCAAAGATCAACACTGATGGGAGCCTTTGCGGGCTCCCTTTTTTTGTGTATGCTGAGCCGGCTTATGCACTTACCTAATGGCTTTTGTTCGTAAGAAGGTAAAAACCTTCAAGTGGCCTGTTGAAGTTAAAGAGCCCAGCGAGACGAAGCCTGGAAAGTTTGACAGTCATGAGTTCACGGCTGTCTTTAAGCGTGTGTCTCGCTCAGTGATTACGGAGATGGCTGATCAGGACGAGAACGAGCTGCTTAGCTTGATTCTTGCTGGCTGGGAAGGCATTGAAGAAGAAGACGGCACTCCCATCGTTTTCAGCGAGAAAACCTTGGCTGAGTTTGCGGATGATCCGTATTGGATCAAAGCTGTAATCAGCGCTTATACCGCCACCTACAACGAGGCCGAGGCGGGAAACTAAAAGAGGCCGCCATCTACTGGGCCAGTGGCGGCAAGCAGGTTGAAGACAAAACGCAGGACGATGCTGCAGCTTTTGGGTTGCAGCTGCCTAAGAAGGAAGAAAAGCAAGATGATGACTTTGAGGTGTGGGAGGAAAACTGGGAGGCAGTGATGATGTTCCTGCGTATGCAGACGCAGTGGACGACATCTATGGCTGGATATGTGGGTCTCAAGTACGAGGTGCTGCTGGGTTCCGGCGGCTTATTTGACCTATACAATGTGGAAGATCGCCGCGACGTGCTGGAGCGCCTTCAGATTTTGGAGGCAACGGCCCTATCCGAACTGAGGAAACGCTCTGATGGCAAAGCCAATTGAAGCTCTTTCCATCCAGCTCAAGTTCAAGGATGCCGGCAGCCAGGCTGTAATTGAAAAGCTCAAGGGCAGTCTTAAAAGACTAGAGTTAGGAGCTTCTGGCGCAAAGCCTAGGATTGCATCACTGCGAAAAGAAATACTTGCGCAAGGCAATGCAAGCGTAAAAAGTGTTGCAAACATACAAGCGCAAAGTACGGCGCTAAAAGCTCTTCGCGATGAGGCAAAGATTGGCAGTCGAGCTTTTAACCAGCTCACAAAAGACATTGCAAAGCTTGACGGCCAAATGGGCAAAGCCCAAGGCCGAGGAGGCCAGCGTGGCATGGGTGCTCGAAGAGCAACTCAGGCGGCTGGTGCTGTTATTTCAGGCGGCATTTTTGGTGGCCCTGAGGGTGCCCTTGGTGCTCTTGGCGGCTTGGCAGTTGGTGGCGTTGAAGGAGCATTTGCTGGCGCAGCAATTGGCGCTGTGGTTGGCGGAGGCCGCCAGGCACTTGGAGAAACTGCAGCTTATGCAGCTCAAATAAACAAGCTCAAAATCGCTCTTGAGGGTGTCGCGCCTAACCAAGATGATTTCAATTTTGCAGTTGAAACTGCAGCTCGTGCGACAAGAGAACTGAATGTTCCGCAAGAGCAATCGATTCGTGGAATCACCCGACTGACAGCCGCAGTTACTGGTGCTGGCGGTCCTGTTCAAGACGCAGCCACGACTTTTAGAAATGTCACGGCTGCAATTAAGGCGACTGGTGGCAGCTCTGAAGATGTGCAGGGCGCCATCACTGCAATGGTGCAGGTCTTCTCGAAAGGCAAGGTTAGTGCTGAAGAACTTTCCGGTCAGTTAGGTGAGCGCTTGCCTGGCGCCGTGACGTTGTTCGCTAAGGCGAACAAGATGACATTGCCTGAGCTTCAAAAAAACTTAAAAGCGGGCACCGTTGGCCTTAATGAGCTGATGAATTTCATCAGGCAACTCGGAGTTGAGTTTGGTGGAACAGCGAACCGGATTGCTAGCTCCAATGAAGAGGCTGGAGCACGGCTGAATGTTGCTTTTGACAATATGCGGGCCGGTGTTGGCCAAGCATTACTTGAAACTGGTTCTGACATACAAACTACTTTTGGCGAGTTTGTCACTGATATGACGCCAGCAGTCGTTGGTGCAGCTGAAGCAATAGCAACTGCAATGCAGGCATTGGGCAAAGTTCTTAAGCCTGCTGTTGCATTCCTTGGAACTTTTGCAGCTGTTTTTGTGGCAGGAAAGCTTGCTGCAGGAATTTCTTTGGCTGTAAAAGGAATCGCTTCTCTTGGGGGAGTTATTTCGACGCTGACGTTAGTCATGTCAGCCAATCCGTTGTTCCTTGGCGCGTTAGCTGCAGCAGGGGTTGTTGCTGGCATCGTTGCAATAACTAATGCACTTGGCGATCAAGCTGATCAGCTTGAAAGAATTAAGCAAGCAGGGGCCTCGCCTACTGCAACTGGCAACCAAAAAGCGGAAGCGATTGCAGTACTAAAGAGTCAAATTTCTGAGCAAGAAAGAATTTTAGACGGAACAGAAGGACGGACAGGCCGAGGAACCGCCGGCAAAAGAGATAGAGCAAGGGCAAGACTTGCGACATTAAAAGATGAGCTTGCAAAAACAACAGCAGGCAAAAAAGATGCAAAAACCTTTGTATACAACCCGGTTGTGGACCCGGATGATCCTGACAAAGACAAGTCTTTGGCTCGCCGCATTGAACAGGCGCAAAGGCTTGAAGCGCGAACTGAGGCACAGCTAAGGCTTGCTCAGGCTCAAGGAGTTATTGGAAGAGTGTTGGCGCAGCAGGCGAATCAACGCGCATCGTTGCAAGCAAGAATCAACAAATTGGTTGGCGATGGTACGAATGCAACTATCAACGAAGCAGCCGCAAATGCCAAGTCGAACCTAGAAAGCAAGCAAAAGCTTGAGCTGCAAAATCGCATCAATCGACTGTACGAGCAGGCAAAGCGTCCGCTGGAAACCATTGTTCAGAGAATCAAGGACAAGGTCAATGGAGACAAGATGTATAAGCGTCTTATTGCTGAGGGTGTAAACCCTGAACTT